AATACAGATTTTGTGCCAACAAAAAACTTTCCATTTTCGGGATTAGTTCCCCACACAATAGCAGGGCAACCATCTATTTTAAGAGATACCTTTCCCTGTAGAGTAAACCAATTAATTGCTGATAAGTCTCCAGTAAGGATAGTATCTTCGGGGTGTTCAATGTGTTTGAGTTGCATTTGTCTGAGTGATAGTAGTTTGCTTTAAACTAATATTTTTCTCTTCTCTCTTTACCTATATTAACACATACGGATTATATAGTAATAATTAAAGTCCAAATGGTAATAATCTGACACCATTTCTTAACAAGAATGTGTCAATAATAAGTGTTGCTACGTTAGTTCCCCAATGTAGCATCCATAAGAATGAAGCGATAAAGATCAGTTTCTCTTTGATTGATAGTTTCATTTTATCTCAAGTATAAGTATCCACCCGCCCAACCAACACATCTAGGGTCAGTTAAGAATAATAAATCCTGTTTGTTGCAAAAACTATATCTAACGTGTTTTGTTGCAGGTGCTTTCCAAGATGCAGGTTTGTAAACATTTCCAAGAATGTCCTTTGCAATACCGATAAATGCGTGTACAGTAGTATCTCTCCATCTATCTTCTCTTTCATTGTACTCTTCTCTAACTACTTTGATATACTTCTTACCTTCATAGTATCTAAACTTGTCTAGGTTTGCTTTACCTTGCATAATCTTTACAAGTTGCTCTGCTGAATAAGTACATTCTGGGTCACGTTGTAAATTATGCTCAAGACTTCTTATTGTGTCCTGTTTGTAATTCTCATCAAGTGCCTTACAATAGTCATCGACATATCTTCTTAGGAATGTCTGATTTGTGTCATCTGGGGTCATAGGGTTTTCCTTTGTTATACATCTATTATAGCAATAAAAAAGGGGGTTGGACACCCCCTTGTGACACTTATTCAACTGTCTGCTTTTTTGGGATTTCTACCTCCTCTACGATACAATCGGTCATCTTACTGTAATCATCATTCCATTTGTGACGAACTGAATAACCCACCCATCTGTCCTTGACAAATACATAGGCATACTCTTGCCAACAATCTATTCGTGTGAACTCATCAAAGTTTTTACTTAAGATCGGTGCTTCATCTTTCCCACCATAGTATGTTGCTCTGGGTTCTGTTTTATCATACTCTCCTGTTTCTGCGTTATACTCATTATCAGAATAGCAACATCCCATATTGCCACCATCTATAAGTTCTGATGCTTTTTCATAGGTATTGAAGTGTTCTTCGAGAGTAACACCTAACCACTCAGGATAACCATCAAAGTGATGATATACTGAAAGGATGCTATCATCTGGTAATAAGATACCAATTCGTGAACGTGTTGACATAGTGTTTGTTTGTTGTAATAAAGTGCGAGAAACAAAAACTCGGACTTACAGAACGTAATTTCTCTGCTGAACAAAGACAACCATAGATTCTTGCCTGTTTTGTTTCCCCACTATTAATATAGCACTAAAAAACCCACCTGTATGGTGGGTTGTTACACTATTTTTACTGTCACACTAAATACCAATAGTTCGGTTAACCGTAAATGAAGTTGATTGACGGATGCCATTCTCTCAAATTAGAGTGTGCATTAAGAGAATTAGGATTTGTTGACGTTGGTTGGAAATGTATCGCCAATGCAGGTATTTTTGTTGTCCTTCCCTTTGGTTTACCAGAAGACCCAGAGGGGGATTTACTTGGATTTCAAGTTGTGAAATCAAGTAGAGTTATTAGACTTTCTGATAGTGCAAAAAAAGCACTTGATTTTGCGATTACAATGTCAAATTAATCATCATAAACTAGACACTCTGGTTCGTCAGGGTGCAAGTCGCAAAATAATTCTAGTGCGTTGGGGTCATGATGATCTCCCGCTTCGATTTCTAGTTTATGATGTCCAACGTATTCCTGTAACTCTTGAAGTTCATCTTTGTAATGTCTTCTCGCTGCTGATGAAACAGTTGGATCTTCGATTTTCTTTTTATCGAACTCGATGTGTTCTTCTATTGTTTTCATAATGTTCTCCTTGTTACACTATTATTTATGTTTTTTAGTTTAAAAATCTAGTTTGAAATCTAGTTTCAATGTTCGGTTAAATCCCAATGCCATTTAATAGATTTAATAAAATCAAACGTATCTTCCATATAAGTTTTATCATTGTTGTCATACTTCCACTCACACAAGTAATTTCTCATTTCCTGTAGTGTTTGGAAATCGCCTTTATGATTATAATTTTGGTCATACAAATGATACTTCATTATGCGTCAGGATTAAAAAATGTTCCAAAGAAACCGCTATCTCCATCTTTGCGATTTTGTAATTTTTCAAGCATTTCAGTTGCATCTATGATATTGTCAATCTGTGCCAACATATCAGCGATGTGCTTGCTTACAAACGGTTTCTCTGTTCTCGCTGCACAAGCTAGTGCATCTTTTAAATTTTCTTGTGCATCCCTCAAGGATGCTTTTACTGTTTCTGATAGTGCCATTATACTTTAACCCACCCTGTATCTGTCAGTTGAAAACCTTTTGCAACCAATTCATCTTCACTCATACTTGCTGTATTCTCTGTTACAGTTTCGATATGATTATCAGGTAATTCTGTATAATCTACCCATTTTTTTGGGTCATAAAGATAGTCATCACTCAACGCACCCGCATTGATTTCAACTACATTGTTTTTCTTATCGACACCATATAATAAGTCTAAGACTTCTTTACTATGTCTTGCACAAATACGATGATATTGAGAATTTCTTTTCAATGTCAACATAATACAATCAAGTATGTCCTGTGGACTTTCAGATGTAAGTGCATCCTCTATTGAATCCTTTAAATTATTAAGGGATGGACTTGAAAATTCTTCTATCATTGATTTTGATCTAATTGAATTGCTTTTTCCATGATACCTTGAACCTCCTTAGAAGTCAAGTTGTTCATCCAACTCCATTCGGGGTCGTTTTTATCCCATTCGATAGTATAACTACCGTCTTTATTTTGATTGATGTTGAGAGATTGATTGGTCATCTTTGGAAAGTTTTAAAGTTCGTTTAATTAATTTTGCGTATTTCACTTCCGTATCTGTATATAAATCTGGATTTGCCTTTGCTCTCTTTATCAATTTATTTGCTGCTTTCTTATCCTTCATTAATATAAAGTTATATTAAGAAGTATTTAGTATATTAGGAATTAAAGATATTTTTAATCTCTCCTGATACTGATGAACTACTCTTCTTAATTTTAATTCTTGTCTTAAATCTCTCTTCGTGTTCTGCTAGTTTCATCTGAACTGTCATCATTTCATCCTGTAATCTCTCTATCCTTTCATTCTGTTGTTGTATGTGTTCTTCGACCATAAAGTTCTCCCCACTCATCGGGTCTTTCACTCTGATTTCAAACTGCTCCTCTGGTGTCAATCTATTATGATATGGATATAACCAATCCTCTACTTCGGATACACATACCCATAGAAACTCTCGAATATTAAATAGAATTTTCATTGTTTTTACCTCCACATTCACATACGTTATCTAAGTTTCTTATCTTCTCTAAGATACTAATAACAAGTGGGTCAGTATCTCCAAGTAAATAATACTCAATCTTCTTTAACTCTGGTTTAGTTAGATCAATCAACATAATCGGTGTATTCGTTTTGTATTCTACACGACATAATAGATATAAGAGTTTCGTAAGGTATCCAAGCAGGGTCTTCATCTAAGAACTGAACCTGTACTTCTTTTACATTTTTCTGGTAGAATCTATCATAAACAGTTCTAACATTCTTTACATGAGTTAATGGATTAATCATCATAAATGGTTTCTCCAATTATAAACCCCCTGACTTAAAAAGTCAAGGGGTTGTTTTTCTTTGCTAATTTATTTAAGGTGGATGAGTGAATTGATACATTTGCTAACTCGGTAAAGTGTGATTAACGAATTAAAACCTCCTTACATATCCTTTTACATTCTGCTTGGTTTTCGTCACATTCGACTAAGCACTCGTAATATTCTGTGATTAAATCATTATCCTCATTGTAACCATTGAGTTGATTAAGTGAAATTAAGTTGTGCATTTGATCGAAAATTATTGGACTAATATATGACATAATGTAGGAGTTTTAGTGCATCTTGTTTCTCCTAATTCTGAAAATATTTAGACTAAATCTGTCTGTAAATCCTGATACAAATTAACAAAAATTTATGCCTACGCACATATACCTAGTCACGTTGTCGCCAATCATCTGAACGCTCTTGCTTGAACCAATCAGCAATATCATCTGCACCATTAAATCCTCTTTTAGGTTTTCTGTCTGGATTGCCTATGTCCAAATATTTAAGGCACGAACCATCGTCATCTGTTGCTAATCTTCTTGCCTGACTTAACATACCTCTGGCACTTGTATTTGCTTTTGCCAACTTATTTGCCCATATCATATCTTCTAACGAAACTTCAGTTCCAGCTGCGATGTCTTTACAAATCGCTTGCAATCGTAAACGGTATTGGGTAGATAACATAAGGTAAATTAATAGTTCACATTATTTATTTTAATATTTTTACCCTAATATTAATGTATTGTTATGAACACATTACCGCCATTTTGATAATGGTTTTGTTTCAATTAACTTAGCAGTTTCAAGGTCATCACTTTCATCTGGGTTAGTGTGATATGTAACTTCTTTTAATGTTTTAAGGTATTCTAAAACGTGTTCTCTTATCTCCATCAAA